CGCCCTCTACTACACCCCCGCTGGCACCAGCGTGACCACGCTTGCTGCTGGCGCCTTCCCCTCCACTGGCGCCAACATCACCGTTGGCACCTACCTGGGCTTCAAAGTCAACGACCCCGTGACTCTGGCCTACCCGGCCGGCGCCACCGTCACCAACGCTATCCCCGCTGGCGCTTACTTCGTTAAGACCTACGTTGCCAGCACCGGCATCATGACGGTCAGCTCCACTGCTGGTGGTGTCGCCGTGACCGCAACCGCCGCTCCCAGTGGCTTCGGCGCCAACTTTGCCAGCATCGTCTACACCGCCCCGGCGGTCGTCGGCTCTGTCCGCGACTGGAGCTTCGAGATCACCCGCGCCGAGATCGACGTCACCACCATCGGCCAAGAAGTCGGCCAGTACACCCCGTTCCGCACCTACATCCCCGGCTTCGCCGACGGCTCTGGTTCGGCCACTGTGTACACCACCGACGATGACACCAACCTGGCCAGCCGGATGATCGAAGACGTCATCCAGCGCGAACAGTCCGGCGCCACGATGAAGCTCTACGTCGATCGCGTCGTTGTCTCTGGCACCGTCAACGACACCAGTAGCCGCTTCATCAGCGTCCCTGTGATCCTTACCTCGGCCAGCCTCACCGTCAACCCTGACGACGGCCAGTCAGTTGCGATCAACTTCCGCCCCAGCTCGGCCCCGACCTTCGACCTCAGCAAAAGCTGATCCGTCACACTACGGGAACCCGCAATCACCGACCCCGGCCTCAAACCGGGGTCTTTTGCTCTCTACCGCGTTACACTAGAACCATCCTCCACAGGTCCACATGCCTGCCCCCACCGCTTTGTCTGCCCTGGAGCGTCTCCGCAAGGCCGCCAACCTGGAGCCCACCAAAAAGTCCGTCGAACTCTCAGACGGCAGCACCTTCGAGATGTGGGTCACCCCGCTGACCATGGCCGAGCGCGAACGCGCTCAAAAGCAGGCCAAGTCCGACGACGCCACCGCCTTTGCCCTCCAACTCCTGATCGCCAAAGCCTGCGACGAAAACGGCCAGAAACTCTTCAAGACCGGCGAAATCGACATCCTCAAAAACGAGGTCAAGGACAAGGACCTGCAAACCCTGATGCTGGCCATCCTTACTGACGACACGGAAGAGATCGACACCAAAAGCGCTTGAGGCCTCCCTCAAAACAGACTCGTACTGGATGTTCCAGTTCACGATGGCCGAAAAACTCGGCATGACCCTCTACCAGCTCCGCTCGTCCATGACCACCGACGAGCTTCTTGCCTGGAGCGCCTACTACAGCATCCGGGCCGCCGAGGAAAAAGCAGCCTACGAGTCTGCCAAACGCCGCCGCTAACCCCGGCGGCTTTTTAATCTGTAGACTGGCTATACGCTCTGACGGACGTAGTACGTGGCCGAGTACGACGCCAAAATTGTAGTCAGTGCCGATACTCGTCGGGCCGACACAAGCCTCGACAAACTCCAGGCAAAACTCGACCAACTGGCAAAAACAGCCAGCAATGTCGGTACAGGATCGCTAGAAGGCGGAATACGTTCTACTACACGCAGCATCCAAAATCTAGGAGAATCCACACAAAAGTTTGGTCAAGAAGCAAAAAACATATTTACACGAGTTGCTTTCACTGCACAAAAGTTTGGTCAAGAAGCAAAAAATGTATTTACACGAGGTGCTTTCACCGGCGCAATACTTGGTGCAGGTCAGTTAAGTTCCTCTCTCGCCGCTGCCACTTCACATCTTGGCCCTCTTACCGGGGCCGTAAAGGCTGCAGGAGCATCTTTTAATAGTTCGCTTGGCGGTGTTCCAGGTCTTGTAGGTGACATTCTATCCCAGATAGGACACATTCCCAATGCCCTTGGCTTAGCGACTGTGGCTGCAATGGCGTTTGCGCCGCAGCTACTTAAGGCTAGTTCCGCTGCCGTGGGACTAGGTAGTGCAATCGACAAAGCTATTGGCGACCAAGCAGTAGCAAATATCGTAAGCCTCGTAAGCAACTTAAATAGAGTAGAAGAAACAATCAAACGTACAGCAGCTCCTATGGAGTTGCTTCGTGCTGAGGTAACGCTGGCACGCAAAGAACTAGACAAATATGTTTCCTTTACACAAGAATCAGTAACAGCTGCCAACCAGCTTCTTGCTGTAGAAAAATTACTGACTGCGGAGAAAAAAGCTCAAAGTACGTTACTTGCTTCTATCGATCCTAATGCTGCGCGTAAAACAGCTATACAGCAGCGCATCGCTCGCATTCGTCGAGGCGAAGAAGGCGGTACAGAAACTTTCCGGGAATCCATTACTCGCCAGGCAGCAATTCGTGAAGCAGGCTCGCGTGCCTTGTATATGCGAGCCGAAGGACGAACTGCAATAGCGGAGCAGTCTGCAGCTGCAGCAGAAGCCGCTCTACAGATCGAGAAACTAAACGATCGGCAACGCGACTTTATCGCTCGCACAAACGAAGCAGCCCAGGCCGCCAGTCGTCAAACCGCCGAGTTCCTGCGTCAACAACGCATAGCAAAGCAGGTCGCAGCCCTCAACCTCGCGGCACCAGCAGCCCAACTGATGTTGCCGGCCGCAGCCCCTGGCTCCCCCGCTATGTCCGGTGGCGCCCGCCGCCGCATAACTGGCCCCATAGAACGTCTCGGAGGTGCCCGCACCCTCGACGAAGCCCAGGCCACGTTGCGCCTTGCTCAGGCCAACACCCAACTGGCGCAAAGCACAAAGAAAGTAGATGCCGAATTCAACCGCTTCCTCCCAGATACCAACCTCCTCAACGCAACCGCCCGAGGCATCCAACGCATCCAAACAAACCAAGAAGCCTTCAATGAATCAATTGCTCGCGGCATCCGTTTCCAAGAAAAGCTAAACCGCGAGCAAGAGCGCCAGCGCCGTCTAGGTATAGGTGTACCTTCAACCACCATGCCTGGTACAACCAGGCGTACTGTCGGACCATTCCCAGTAGAAGGTCCAATGCCATTAAGCAGCCTTGGACGTGGCGCGGGTAAGGCAGCGGCTACTACAGCGAAAGGCGCAGGCAGTCTTTCTGCCGGAATTGCCAACGCCATTCTCGGCGCCGGTTTCCCCATGCTGTTCGGAGGAGGTATCGGCGCTGTTGCAGGCGGCGGCTTGGGCGGACTTATCGGCGGTGGCGCTTTAGGCGGTCCCTTCGGCATGGCCCTCAGTGTCGGTCTATCGGCTATAGGCCAGCAATTTGACAACCTTACGCAAGCATCAGCAACCCTCGGACAAGCTCTAACAAACCCGATTAAAAACTTTAGTGTATTAAAGGAACAATTTGTTATATCTACGCGTGAGCAAGAAAAGTATGTAGATATTCTTATTGAATCAGGAGATTACACAAAAGCCTATTCTATCATACAACAAGAACTTATTGATACCATAGGTGTAGACGGTGTAAATAAAATAAAAAAACTAGACTCTGCTTCTGATGCGTACAACAGAAAAGTAGCCGAACTGACATTAAAACTACAGGCTCTTATAGCAGAGCCTATGACTAAATTTATTGTGTTAGTAACAGAGTTACTAAGTCGCTTAGGCAGAAACATAACTCTTCCTGGTAAAGAAAAAACATTACCGGCGGACAAACGCCAAGAAATTCAACAACGTCGTGAAGCAATCCTTGCTAGGGCCAGGAAACCCGTACTATTCGGCGGTGCAACTCCTGCTGAAATGGCAGCAGAAATGGATGCTATAGCTCGGGATATAGAGAGATACAGCACAACGCCACCCCCTAAACAACTACAGCGTTGGACTGCCGAGTTTATCCAGCAGCAAAAAATGCTGCGCGATGTTTACGTTGAGCGCTACAAGTTGCAAACAGATAAAGAAGGCGCTCTGCTCCAGCTGAGCGGAACCGTCCGTCAAGAAGATCTCAAAACACTTGAACTACAACGCGACAAACTTAAAGTCAACGAAGAGCTGTACGCATCTCAGCAACAGTTACGTGACATCGAACTTGCAGGGGGTATTGCAAAAGGAGTAGCAACAAAAGAAGAAGTGGACACACTCAAAAATACAATAACAAAACTACAAACAGAAAAAATAGAAATAGATGTTCAAATAAAACAAGACGCACTCAAAAAAATCGAAGAAGATATAAACCGCGCAGCAAAAGCCGCAACCCATAGTATTGACATGCAGGTTGTAGCTGCCCGCGGGCAGCAAACAATACAGCAGAGCCAATACGATCTCATGCGCAGCATGAACGATCTACAGCTCCAGCGAATCGGCTTCGAAGAGCAACTCCTGAATAACGCCTTCGAGCAAACAACAAACTTCAGCGAGCAACTGGCCATCCTGGACCGCTTGGCTGAGCTGGTGCAATACCGCTACGAACTGAACGTCGCCAACGCCAATGTCGAGCGGCTATCGACAATCGCCCAGATAAAAGGAACTACAGATCTACTAGCCCTGGAGATACAGCGTCAACGCATCGAGTATCAAAGCACTGTTGCTTTTGTTGCAAAACAAAATGCAATGGGGATATACAACCAAGAACAACAAAAAGCACTCACAGCGCAAGGTAATGCCCTCGACATTGCTGTCTCGACTTACGACTACGCAGTCCGCAACGCCGTTGTCCAAGAGCGCATCGCCAACGCGGTCTACGACCAAAAAGTTGAAGCCGCTGGCTTTGCCCGCAACATGGAACTCGCCTCCCTGGCAAGCCGTCGTGCCGGTCTAAACGGAGGCGACAACCGCGAAGCTGGCATGGGACTGGGACAACGTTTTGTCATGGGCCGCACCTACCAAGGAGGCAGCTTCGAAGTCAGCAACTCCAGCCTCAAGAAGATGGCAAAAGGCGGTTACGTCACCTCCCCGACGATGGCCCTCATCGGCGAAGGCGGCGAACCCGAATTCGTGGTGCCCCAGTCAAAGGCCATGGCCTTCGCCGAGAACTGGATGAACGGCCGCCGCGGCGCCGACGCTCTACCCCGCCTCGCCACCGTCTCCTCCAGCCCCCAACCAACCATCAATATCACTACAGGCCCCGTCATGCAGCAAAACGGCACGACCTATGTAACACTAGCCGACATGGAGCAAGCAATGCAGACCATGGCCAGCAACATGCTCGGCAGCAATCGCTCCTACAGCGGCCGTCGC